TTGACCACTGGCCGTCCAGTATTTAATCCAGAGCAGATTTCTCGGAATCTAAAGACTACTCAAGACCTCAAAGAACGACTCGCTTTAGAAGGCGAGGAGTTTGTCAACAATGCGCGTGGTGAACTTAGTACTTATAGACCTCATGTGAATGGAGAAATGTACGTCATTGGCGCTGATGTTGCTATGGGAGTGCGCGGCGGCGATTATTCTGTGTGTCAGATACTTGACTCTAAAAAACGCCAAGTAGCAACGTGGCGAGGCCATGTACATCCCGACTACTTCGCAAATGTTCTGTATGCGCTAGGTGTTTACTACAACGAGGCATACATCTGTGTCGAGAATAACAGCCACGGAATTCTAACGTGTACCCGCCTGGGAAAAGATATGGCGTACCCCAATTTCCACACAGAGCAGCAGCTTGACAAAATTACTGATCGAGAAACTACAAAGCTAGGTTTCACAACGACTCAGAAGACAAAACCTTTAATCATAGACCAACTACGCGCAGCAATGCGTGATGAAGAGTTGGAGGTGAACTGCAAAGTCACGCTGCGCGAAATGCTGAGTTATATAGTCACCGAAAGTGGCGCTATGCAGGCCGAAGCTGGTTGCTATGACGATTGTGTCATGGCGCTTGCTCTTGCCAATCACGTTCACACTGGTGCTTGGACTCCTGTCGAATCCACCGATAATTTTTATATAGAAATGGTTTAAATTTATGGCTAAGAAAAAGGACTACAAGAAACTCTCTGACGCAGAGATAGTTGCATTGTGCGATGAAAGTGTAGGACGTTCAGTTGGCTACCACGACAGCGCCTTGAGCCGTGAACGTGCAAATGTCATGGAGTACTACAGTGGCAACATGCCAAAGCCAACCCATGATGGTAATTCCAAATATGTATCTTTGGATGTCTGGAATGCAGTCGAGTCGATGCGGGCTGCGTTACTAGAGACCTTCTCTGCGGGAAATAAGATAGTCCACTTTGCGCCAGAGAACGAAGATGACGTAGAGATGGCTACCGTATGCTCTGCTTACACAGACTTTGTGGCACACAGGCAGAACGATCTTTACTCTGTAATGTCCTCAGTAATTCACGATGGCCTTACAGCCCGTGTGGGTATTACTAAAGTGTTCTGGCAGCAACAGTCAGAAACTATATCTGAATTCTTTGAAAACCTGACTGAAGACGAACTTGACATGCTCTTGGCTCAAGACAATGTTGAACTGGGTGACACAGAAGAAGATGATCTTGGGCTGACATCCGGTGAGATACTTGTGACCCGTGATACTAGCCAAGTAGTAATAGAAAATATACCTCCAGAAGAGTTCCTGATTGAATCGCAAGCTAAGTCTTTAGATAGCGTATTGTTTTGCGCCCATCGTACTAAGAAGACACTGTCCGACTTGCGATCAATGGGGTACGAAGAAAAACTGTTAGACAAGATAGGCGATCACACTGACGTTGACTTAGACACCGACTTAGAAGTGTTGGCGCGTCACGATTCTATCAATGCTGACAGAGGCTTCAATAGTCAAGGTTACCAAGATCAAGTTAGGACGGTAATGGTACATGAAGTCTACATGGAGTTGGACGTTGAGGGGTCGGGAGTTGCAGAACTCTATAAGATAATGAAAGCCGGTAATGTGCTTCTTGAAAAAGAGAAGGTTAATAGAAAACCATTCATTGCATTTGTTCCGCTCCCGATCCCTCACGCTTTTTACGGCAATAACTTTGCTGACAAACTGGTGGCAACTCAGAATGCCAGAACAGTCTTAACAAGGTCTATCTTAGACCATGCAATGATTACCAATAACCCGCGCTATCAAGTTTTGAAGGGTGGCCTCACTAACCCTAAAGAACTGATAGACAACCGCGTTGGTGGCTTGGTAAATGTAACTCGCCCAGACGCTATCACCCCTATGCTTCAATCCCCACTGAACCCGTTTGTCTTCACCACTATAGATATGCTATCCAGCAACATGGAAGAGACCACGGGTGTAAGTTCTTTGTCGCAAGGTTTAAACAAAGATGCTGTCTCAAAGCAGAACTCGGCGGCGATGGTAGAGCAGTTGGCTACCATGTCACAGCAACGTCAGAAAATTATAGCCAGAAACTTCGCAACGCAGTTTGTAAAACCTCTGTATCAGTTTATATACCAGTTAGTCATAGAAAATGAAGAAGCAGAAAAGGTAGTTGAGATCAGTGGTAAGTACATTGAGATTAATCCTAATGACTGGGCAGACAAGCGAGATGTGACTGTAGAACTTTCTCTTGGCTATGGTGAGCAAGAGAAGGAAGGCCAAAAGTATATGGCTATGCACCAAGTTTTCCAAGGTGACCCTAATCTCGCAAAGATGTACAGCCCTCAGAACCAATTTCAATTGATGTCCAAGGTCATGGAATTGTCTGGTATTAAGAATGTTGCAGAGTATCTAACTAGCCCTGATCAGCTACCAGAGGAAAAGCCTGATCCAGCACAAGAACTTCAGTTAGAACTAATGAAGAAACAGTTGGAAGTGCAAGAGCGACAAACTGCACTTGGCGAGATGAAGGCGAAGATGGATATCCAGAACATGCAGATGAAGCTGGAACTAGAGCGTCTGAAAGCAGAGAACACCTTTGCTATACAGAGTGACAAAGTTGATCTTAGTGAAGCACAACTGAATCACAAGAAAGTCATAGATACCGCAGAACTACTACTTGCACAACAAGCAGATGAGATCACGGCTATCGCATCACCTAATGGCTAGTTACGAGGAATTTCTTAGGTCTGTGGGTATTACAGCCTCACAAGTCTGGGAAATGTCAAATAACAGCACAGACCGTGTCCCGTTCAATGGTAAATACCCTGTCAAAGTTTGCCCCTCTGATATTCATGGGGTAGGGCTATTTGCCACAAGGGGTATGGACAGTGGAGAGCGCATATGCCCTGCGAGGCTGTATGACAAACGCACTCCCGCTGGGAGGTTCATCAACCACTCTGGTGAGCCAAATACTTATATGGAGGTCACAAAACAAGGCTTCTATTTAGTAGCAAGAGAGAAGATACGAAGCGGTGACGAACTCACTTCTGACTATCTAAACAACAATATGCTTTTAAGGAGAGCAGCAATGGATAAAGAAGAAGCTTTAATACATCAGGGTTCGGACGCAGAGATACTACTTAATACAGAGGCTTTTACTAGGACGATAAATGCTCTAGTAGATGTGTCTGTCCAGGCGTTTCTAAGTTCGGCTCCAGATCAAAACGTAAAGCGTGAAGAGGCATACAACCACTACCGCGCTTTAACCGATGTGGTCAGTACTCTAAGACAGCAAGTAGAAGTACGCGACCAAATAAATGCAAAAGAAACTAATCAAGAAGAGGAGTAGCACTATGTCTATAGATAACGTGCAAAGCGAATTTTCAGGAAGTGTGGATGATACCGCAGAAGCCATTTTAGCAAGCTGGGAAGACGCTGATGAAGATCAGCTATCTGAGAAAAGTGAGTTAGAGGCAACAGATGAATCTACAAGTGAACAAGAGACTGATGACGTAGATGAATCTGGTGAAACTGAGTTAGATGAAGAAACCCAAGAAGACGAAGCTGAGACTGAAGAAGACCCTCAAGAAGAAGACTCGGAAACTAAAGAAGAAGCAGAAGAAGAGACAGAAGAAGTTAGTCTGTCTGACGATACTCTTGTTGAACTTTTAGTTGACGGTGAAACTAAGCAGGCATCTTTGAAAGACCTCAAGCGGCTCTACGGTCAAGAAGCATCACTCACAAGAAAGTCTCAAGAAACAGCAAACCAAAAGAAAGAAGCCAATGAAGCAATGCAACGTGCAGATGCCTCATTACAAGCTATGTTGTCTCGCGCACAGGAGCGTTTTAAGCCTTACTCAGAAGTCGATATGTTAGTTGCCTCACGGCAAATGAACCCCGATGACTTTGCGGCACTACGCGCTGAAGCGAAACTAGCAGAAGGCGATCTTAAATTCCTCACAGAAGAGGCTAATAGTTTTTACGGAGAACTCCAAAACAAACAAGCAGAACAGCAGCGTGAAAGCGCCAAGAACTGCATTGAGGTTCTTCAGAAAGAGTTGCCCGAATGGAGTACTGAGTTATACAACGACATTCGACAACATGCTATTACAAGTGGTTTACCCGCAGAGAGTGTCAATCAATACACCGATCCTAACGTGATCATGTTGCTACATAAAGCAATGATGTTTGATAAGTCGAAGCAGGTAGCCAAATCTAAGAAAGCTAAAGCACCCGCAAAGGTTCTACGCAGTAAGAAAGCACCGCCCAATAAAACTGATCAACGCATCAGCAAGCAGAAGGCGGCGCAAGAAAAACTACGGAAAAGCCCAAGTGGAGGTAATGATTTAGATGACATTGCAGAAATGCTAATGGCTAATTGGGATGTTGAATAACCCTTTTTAATTTTTAAATCTTTTCACTTTTAACAGGATATAAATAATGACTACCTTAACCACCTATGCAATTGTGGGGAAAAAAGAGGATGTTTCAAATAGTATTGCAAACATTTCTCCAAGTGCCACGCCTTTCCAAACCATGATCAAAAGCGAGAAAGTATCTGCTCGTAATTTCGACTGGCTAGAAGATTCCCTACGCGCTTCTGCCGCTACCGC